GGCCTCGTCGCGGCCGTACTGGTGGGTGGCGGCGTAGACCGAATCGGTGCCGACCTGCACCGTGGACTTGTCGAGCACCTGGTAGCGGATGCCGCGGCGCAGAAAGCCGCGCGCGGTCAGCACCTTGTCCCGGTTGTGCTTCTTGCGCTTGAGGGTGCGCGGCGCGAGCGCGTCCCAGGCGCTGCCGTCGGGTGCGGTCTGCGTCGCAAAGCGTTCCTGCGTGCTGGCCTGCAGGTACTCTCCCAGGCGCGGCATGAGGGTGCGGGTGTCCATGCCGGCCAGGCCATGGATGCGCGCCTGCAGCTTGTCGAGGCCGCGGGTGTCGAGGGTGATGTGGATGCCAGCCATCAGGGGTTTGCGTGGTTCATGGGAGCTGCGTAAAATGGCGACACTTCATCGAATGATGTGACCGCGCCAGGTCCACCAATCCATACATTCGGAAGAACCCAGCATGTGGCGCCGTGCTGGGTTGCCTACGGGCGTCGATACAGCCGGACGCCCGAGCGCCAGTTGTCAGCGGTCTGCGTCTGGCCTTGAAATGTCGTCGTGCCGGCCCATCCATCGGCGCCGATCTCGAACACCAGCAGGGCTGGCAGCTCCTGGCCATCGATCAGGAAGCGCGCGATGTAGCGGCGCCTGACCACCGCCTTTTGCGATGCTTCATGCCATTCGAGACGGGCCCAGATTTCGTCCGGATCAACCAGGGCCTGCGCCAGCATGGGCATGAAGGGCGCACGCTCACGCTTGAGCGCCTTCCAGCGGCCATCCGGGCGTTGAAACAGCTCGCTCCCCACCACCAGGCGTTCACCAATCACATCGGTGAAGACGGCCGGCTCCTCCAGGGTTGCCCCAAAGCGAGACAAGAAGTCCCGCACGTAGTCCTGTTCCGGCCGGCCCGGCGCAAGCAGCTCTGAAGCCGAAAAATCGCGTGGTGCTGGCAGCGCGTCCGATGGCGGGCGCGTGGGCAGACTTGCGGCCCCCATGCTTCCGGGCAGGTCCGGCCGCTCCGGCGGAATCGCGCTCTTCAGCCGCGCCGCCCCCGGTGCGTAGGCAAACCCCGGATCGATCCCCTCGGGCACCCGCACCACCTGCGGCCCCTCGGGGCTGCGCTGGCCGACCTCGCGATCCAACCAGTTGACCTCTGGCGCCTCGTCGGGCGCGTCTTTGCCCAGCTTCTTCAGGTCGCGCGCCCACAGCCCGCGCACGCTGCACTGACAGCCCCAGCCGTTGGGCGGGTACCTGTACGCCATCCTGGCCGGCATGGCCAACCAGCACGAGGCCCGCGCCGAGGCCGCGCTAGAGAGCGAGCGCCGCACCGGCCCGCGCGCCGCGCGCACGGACGGCGCCGTCAGCGTGGCCGACGTGGTGCCTGGCCTGGTGCCGTTGCAGCGCGCGCCCACGCCAGCCGGCACCAGCCCCACCGTGCGCGCCATGCGCGCGGCGCTGCGCCGCCCGCCAGTCGACCAGGAGGGCCAGCCATGACCGCCCCCGGCACCACCGCCACCGGCCGCCTGATGAGCGAGCACTACGAGGGCGTGTTGCGCACCCTGTACGCGCTGGGCCGCGCCAGCCTGGCCGACGCGCTGACGGCCTACCGCGCCCGGCCCATGAGCGCGCCGGCCATGCGCAACGTGGTGGACGTGCTGATCGAGCGCGGCTGGCTGGAGCGCGTCAAGCGCCCCGGCAGCGACTGGATGGTGCACTACGTGCTCACCGAGCCCGCGCTGGCCCACCTGTGCGACGGCGCGCGCCTGCCCATGCACCCGGCCGCGCTGGGCGCGCCCGGCAGCGCCGCGCGCCGCGCCGCCAGCCGCGGCAGCCCGCCGCCGGCCGCCGGCCCGGTGGCGCCGCCGCCGTACCGCGTGCCGGCGCACGAGCTGTACGTGCCGCCACCGGCGCCGCCGCTGCGCCCGGGCGCCGACGACTTTCGCAAGTACCGCAGCCTGGGAGCGTTTGTATGACCGATGCCGCCACCGCCCCCGCCCTCGCACCCGACGACGCGGTGCACCAGACCGTCGAGCTGGGCCAGGCGCTGATCCGCGCCGTGTACGGCTACGACATCAGCGCCGCCATGGCGCTGGACGCGCTGCTGCTGTCCTACGTCAGTCTGGTGTCGGTGCACCCGCAGCTGGCCGAGCCGGCCCAGCGCAGCCTGATCAGCGCCGCGCGCTCGCTGGTGATGGGGGGCGACAGCGCCACCCACGCCCCCGGCAGCGCCCTGCTGCAGTGAGCCACCCCACACAAGGAGATCATCAATGACCACCCAAGCCGACATCCAGGGCCGCGCCGAGGCGCTGGCCACCACGCGCGACGCGCTGGCCGAGCTGCTGCGCACGCTGCAGGCCGAGATCGAGACCGTCAAGGCCGGCGCCATGCCCGACATCCGCAAAGCCGCGCGCAAGGTGGCCGAGCAGCACAACCGCCTGCGCGAGCTGATCGCCGCCAACCCAGGCCTGTTCGAGCGCCCGCGCAGCCACGTCATCCACGGGCTGCGCTACGGTTTGCAAAAGGCGCGCGGCAAGATGAGCTGGCCGTGCGACAGCCAGCTGATCGAGCGCATCCACAAGCTGGCGGCGGCCGGCGAGATCAGCGACGACCAGGTCGAGATGCTGATCGCCCGCACCGAGCGCCCCGTGGCCAAGGCGTTGGAGAAGCTGGACGCGCGCCTGCTCAAGCGCCTGGGCGTGACGGTGGCCGCCGACACCGACGAGGTGCTGATCAAGAGCGTCGACGGCGAGGTGGAGAAGGCGGTGAGGCCACGCAGGCCGCGCTGGCGATGCAGCAAGCAGGGGCGGCGGCGCAGCAGGGCGCCGCGCAGGCCGATGCGTCGGCCGTGAGCTACCAGGCGCTGGGCGCGGCCTACAAGAAGGTGCGCGACGAGCTGGCGCAGCAGATCGACCTGGCCGAGCGCGACGTGAAGGCCGCCAAGGCGCGCGGCGATGCGGCCGTGGCGCAGGCGCGGTTGCTGGGTGACGAGGCGGCATTGCGCGCGGCCATCGGCCAGGCCGCGCAGGGCGAGGCGCAGGCGCTGGCCACGCTGGCGCAGCAGCGCCAGACCGAGGTGGACGTGCTGCGCGCAGAGCTGAACAACAAGCTGGCGCTGCTGGCCGCCGGCGGCCAGGTGTCGGATGAGCGCAAGAAGGAGTTGCAGGCGCTGGAGGCGCTGATCGCGCAAAAGCAGATTGATGCCGACGCCACGGCCGCGCAGGCCGCCGCCGCGCAGGCCAGCGCGCGCGCCAAGGGTCCCGAGGCGCAGGCGGCTGAGCAGGTGCGCGTGGCCGCCCAGGCCAGCGCGGTGGCGCGCAAGTCGGAGGCGGATGCGGCGATCAACCTGCTGGCGCATCAGCGCGGGCTGGCGCAGCAAAGCGAGCAGATGGCGCGGCTGATGGGCGATGAGACGTCGGCGCGGCGCGAGCGCATTCGGCAGATGGAGATCGACGCGCAGATCACGCGCGCGAAAGCCGAGGTGCAACGCGTGGAGGCCGAGGGCAGCATTGCGGTGGCGCGCGCCACGCTGGCGGAGATGGCGGCCAAGGGCGAGGCCAATGCGGTCAAGCAGGCCGAGCTGGAGGCGTCGATCAAGCTGGCCGAGGCGCGGCTGAAGGAGGTCGACCTGCTCAAGCAGGCGGCGTCCGCCGCCGAGTTTGCTGTTGCCAGGCAGCGCGATCTGGGAGAGGCCTCGGCCCAGGCCGCGGAGAAGGCGGCGGCCGGCGCAAAGACGGCCGGCGATGCCGCCGAGGAGGCCGGCAAGAAGCACGAGCAGGTGGGCAAGACGATTCAGTTCACCTGGGTGTCGGCGGCGGCTGCTGCCAGCCGCTACAAGGACGAGGCCATCGCCCACGCCAATGCGCTGGAAGGCAAGTGGCAGTCGTTGTCGGCGTTGGGCAGCGCGCCGATGTCGTGGGGCATGTACTTCGAGGCGTGGAACAACCACTTCGACACGCTCACGCGGCTGGCCGACGAATACGTGGCCACCATGGAGGCGCTAGACCGCCAGCAGCAGGCCATCGAGCGAACGAACATCGGTGCGGCGCGGTCGGTGGACGCGCTGAAGCTGCGCCTGATCGAGCTCAACGGCACCGAGGAGCAGGTGGCCGCCGCGCGCCGAGAACGCGACGAAGCCGAGGTGCGCCGGCAGATCACCCAGTGAGCACCCTTGGCGGCGTCCAGCAGGGCAATTTCCTGACCGAGGCCGGTTTCTACCGCGTTGTCCTTCGCAGCCGCTCGGCCGTGGCCGAGCCGTTCAAGAAGTGGGTGGTCAGCGACGTGCTGCCCAGCATCCGCAAGACTGGCCAGTACCAGGTCGTCCAACAAGCCAAGCGCCTGGGCCACCGCATGGACTACACCGACGATCAGTGGGACTAGCTCAAGCTGCGCCCGAGCCATATTGACCTGATCCCCCTGGCCCTGGCGGGCTACAACAGCGTCGAGATCACCCGCATGCTCGGCTACAAGACCCCCAGCGGCGTGACCGCCCGAAAGCAGATCGAAAGGCTGAAGGCACTGGGCATCCTGCCCCAGCACATCGAGCCAAGGGCCAAGCAATTGGAGCGAAAGATCAAGGCCAATCTGGCCGAGTCACCGCCCCAGTTGACCCACTGAAACCCCACCAAACCGCCCTCCGAGGCGGTTTTTTCTGGGCTACCATTTCAGCCTAGGCAATTCCTTTGCCGCATCGGCAACCGTTTCCCGATGGTGAATATCTCATTTTCCGGCGCGAAATATCTCAGCGCGCTTCACGAAGTTGCTCTCCACCCCCCACACGCCCACCACGATCGGCGCCGCCACCCCCGTCTGCCGCTCGATCTGCGCCAGCGTGTCCTGCCACCGGGCATGGGCGGCGCGGCCGTCGGCCA